TGAGTCTATTCTTGCTCTTTCTGAGTTGTTTGTTCTAAATTGCATTTCTCAGTTTTCACGGTTGTTTAAAAATGCAGTTACTCCTGAAAAAGTAATATCAAAACCATCTGTATTGGCATTGCCTTGTGCGTCTGAGCTTAGTTTTAAAGTAGAGCTTGTAGAGCCACTAACATGTAATGTTGTATCTGAATAAGACGTTGGCGAATCAGTGCCTATGCCAACGTTTCCTGTATTTCCTTGAACATACAACGAGTGCGTGTTAGCACCTGTACGAACTCTAAAGTCTGCATCTGCACCAGTAGAATTAAATACTGTGTGGTCTCCAGCAGCAGCCGTAGTTGTAATACCTCCGTCACTAATAGTTAAAGTAGGAACTCTTAAACTCTCAGTTGATGCATCCCAAAATAGTTTTGCTGTTGTGCCAGTGTCTTCGTAGAAAGAGATGTCTCCGTTGTTGGCTATTTGAAGCCTAGTATCGCCATCAGTATATAGCTTTATAGCACCTGAGCCTGAACCTGACTGATAAACAACAAAATCTTCAGTAGTATCTCCGCTTATACCTACATTCCAAGGAACAGAAGATACTATGCTTTCAAAACTAATTTGAGAGCCATTGTTTGTACTATCAATAGCGATACCAGTAATACTGGTTGTGTTTACATCTATAGTCCCATCAACAGTCAAACCATCAGCAGTAACTGTTCCTGTTACGTCTATACCTGTTGAGGTTGTGTTTAGTTTAATCTGACCTCCCGAACGAAGCTCAACTGTGTTGTCATAAAACCTAGCACGAGTTTGCGACAGACCTGAGTTACCAATATCGACATAGTTATCGCCACCTACAAACAAAGCACCAGTGCCGACATCCTTAATTGCGGAATAAGAACCTGTGTGAAAAATCTGTAAATCATTACCTGCTCCAAACTGAGCTTTTACGTTGTCTGGGAAGGTGGTTCCATTGGCATCTAGGTAGGCTTCTATTTCATCGGTTATAGCTACGCCTGTTTGGGAGAATATATTTAAGATCCCGGCAGTAAGCCTTAGCTCTGCTGCATCTCCAGCGGTAAAGGTTTTAGCTGTGGTGCTGTCCTGAGCTCTTACAACAGTTAAAGTATTACCGCTTCTAGCAGTAACGCTAACTATTTCATTATTGGTTCCATCATCGAGTGTGCAAAAGAACGTATCCCCACCGCTTAAACTTGGGAATATACTTCCATCTGTAACTGTTATCGAAGTTGCAGAGTTGGTTATATTACCTGCGAGGGTAGTTTTTGCATTGTTCTTGAAAACAACTGCCACAAATTACTCCTTAAATTTTAATTACGAAACTGTTACAGTCCAAGTAATTGTCATTGAGTCAGATGCACCCTTGTTAACTACTGAAAATACTGTTCTACAAAGCATAGTTCCAGAGGATGAGGCATTAAAAATACCAGCTTCTGTTATAGCTCCTGTACCCGAACCTGCTGAGAACGTAGCAACGTAAGTTACTTCGTTTGTATTTACAGTTGTTGAGGTAAGTGCTGATCTAACAGACTGACTTCCTAAAGCCGTATCACCTGCTGCCGCTGCGGTAGATCCAGTTCCTATTCCCATGTGGGACATGGCTGTAGCAGTAGCATCTTTCATTCTGCTGGCTACATATCCTTTCCCGGTAGTTACAACGATGTTATCAACTTCACTGACAGTCTCGCCATTGATAGCAATAGCTAGTCTACCCTTTAATTTTAAATCATCAATTATCATTTGTTACTCCTAATTTAGTGCACTAGTGTTTAAAGCAGCAGTGTTAAATACACTAGTTCCGCCCAGAATAATAAGTATATTTATTGATTCTGAAATAGCAAAAGAATCCGCCTTAATCTTGCTTAAAGATATCACATTTGATTCAGATAATGAAACAGTATCGGATTTAGGGCTTGATAATATTATAGCCTTAGCCTCAACCATTGTTATCTCATCTGACTTAGAGGTGGAATAATCAAACAGATGCTGTTCTGACATGAACGCAACATTATCTTTGTTAAGGTTTGTGTCTGTCTGTAGTGGATCTTCTATAGAAGCCAGATCATCCAAACTAATGACATCAGCAAAGCTCCTTGAGAAAGAAACAATTCTTGAGAAGGTCTCAGCCATAGGGAACGAATCAACAAAAGCCTTACCAAACACCTTGTAGTTAGCCTCTAGCATAGACAAGGTTTCTGCGTTGTTTTTATCAAAGAAGTAAGAGCTTGATTCAGATAATGATAATACGTCTTCTTTGACAGAAGAGGTTGCTATAGACTGATTATCTGCAAAGCTTATTAAGTCTGGTGAGGCAACCTTATTGTAACTTATTAGGCTAGCATCAGCCAAAGATATAGCCTCTGTCTTTGATAAACCAACACCTATAACGGCATCCTCATCTCCCATAGATAGGCTGTCAGTGAATATCTTATCAACAAGTATCTGAGCTTCCTCGCCAACAGATATAATAATTGCGTTTGGATTACCCGGTCTGAAGTATAGATTCTTGGTATCCGAATCCACAAGAACTTCAACATTGATATTTTGATAATCAAGATCTAAGTCTAAGCTTACGAAATCTAAAAGAATGCCAGAGATAGGGGCAATTATCTGGCGACTTACCCCCAGACTATAATTTAAAAGCTCTGTTGTTAAACTTGGTGCTGAGTCGCTAGAGAATGATACAGTATTGACTATCTCTTGAGTCTTTACTGAAACTTGTAGGTCTACATAATCTACAGCTAATCTTATAGCCATTAGTCAAAATCATCTCTCACATTAAACTTTAGTAAATCATTTATAGTTTGTATATTACTATCTGCTTTTGTGATCTCTATCTCTCCTTCGTAGAAGCCAGCTGTTTCAAAGGTATCTGAATTAAATACCATAGTACATTTACCATCAGTAGGTGCGGTAAGGGTGCATGTTATTGTAGACAAGATAGCCGTAGTTCCAATTTTTCTTATTCTTACTCTAGTTGTAGAACCAGTTAAATCAATAGGAGCAAAAGTATTGGCGTCTTCAGCGTCCAAAACTTTTCCTGAAGCTGCGGTATTTGAATCTCGAAGGGTAAAGTTTAACTCTGGATGAGTATCACCTACTACCACTTTAATTGTTGCTGAATATGCCATCTATATAAACTCCTGATATCTTATAGTCAACGGAGCACCTACTAAACCATATTTAGATTTTCTAACCGCCTGTGCCTCGCCCTTATCGTACAATCTCTTATTAAGATCTGCTGCCTGAACATCACTCCATGGGCTATCTTTCATCATTTGTAGTCTATAAAGAGCACCGTGAACAATCATTTCTTGATATTCATTTACAATAATATTAGGTATTGTTGTCGCTGTTGCTGTTGGTTTTAGACTATAGAGAGTATACAGTGAATAGTTTTTATCTGGGGTTGGGGCAAACAATATAGTCTCTTGATCTTTTTGACTATAATACTTTGGTCTACCTTTCCCATAAAGGTCAAATATTGAAGGTGATCCTATAAGTGCTTTTGGTTCTAACCTGGTAAAGCTTTTTTCTGATAGCTGAACGGTCGATTCACCAAACTCCGAAAAAATATCTATTATATGGTTAAGCTCTGATCCGATTGGTATGTCTAAGTCAGCAGCCTCGTACTGATTAATACCCGTAACCGTTTGAAATAAAGTAAGGTCTGATAGGTATATATCTGTATTAATACAAAAATCAATAAGTGTGTTTCTTATTTCATCTACAATAATAAATGATGGACAGTTAGGAGCTTCTCTTTTTACTTTAGGTACTAAAGAATCTATCTTTTTTGCTACTGCCATAAATCACTATTGCGTTGGTGTTGACGGCTTTGGAGTAGATCCTGCGTCAACTTGGTTTTTAATTCCTAAAGACTGTTGGAATGACTGCATATATACCCCTGCTCTTTGCATGTCTCCAGCGTATTCAGTGTCTTTTTGATATGCCCTATATAACATAAAGTCTAATATAGAGTTGGCATAAACATCGTCTAAGGATATTGTGGTTGCTGTTGATGTAAAATTAGCTATAGTAATGTCTGTTGGTGATGAGCTATAAACAATATCTATTGTTGCGTCTGATGCTGCGGATCCAGGATAAACATAGAATACCTTTGGGTCTAATGGGTCGTAAGCATAATGCTCAACATTAGTTCCTGTGGTTCCATGCCAATCTTCTATTTGATCATCCAACACCCTTCTTTCAATATTAGTAATTGGTTTTGTTGTTGGATTGGTATTCTTATAAATGGATATTAGTCTTAGTGCCGCACTTGGTAATGTCTGCTTTGCACTATTTGCTGTTAGAGTAAATGTTTCATTAATTGGATTTGCATCTGGTCTAAATAAAACGACCTCTCTTTGAGCATCATTTAAATAGTTTAATAGAGTTTGTTGGGACCATCTTACGTTAGTAGTATCCTGTAAGATCTCCTCAGCTCTATCAATTAAATCTATTACTTTAACAGTTGCCATTTATAGTCCTAGTGTTTTTATTTCTTCTTCTGTTAGATGCTTCTTGTCATGAACAAACTGCCAGAATTCTGCTCTGTGGCGTGGGTTCCAAAGGACAACCTTGCCGTGCTCACTTCTTGATGCTACAGGGTCTTTACTTACAGACTCTTTTTTCTTCGGAGTCTTGACTTCCTTCACATCTTTATTTGCTTCTAATGTAGCTACCTTATCTTCTAGGTCCGCAAGTTTCTCTTTTGGATTTAAAGCAACGTTGTGTTCTTCTTTAGCTAATTTTAATAGTTCGTCTTTTGTCATGTGTAGTTCCTTCTTTGATTAACCATAATAAAGATACCATAAATATAAGTGTTCTATCTATTTTTTTCTAAAAAAAAGGGAGCCGAAACTCCCTTTAAGCAATAGCTAGTATTAAGCAGTTTGTAGCTTAAATTCGCCGACAGCTGTTGGAAGGATAACTTTGTATCCGTATACAGCCAAACCTCTAACGCCATCACCGAATGAAGACTCAAGTCTTACAGTTTCAGTGTTAGTCATTTGAGAAGCATAAGCGACAGCTTTAGGATGCCCATACAGACCAGATGTTACTCCGCCTGATGTGCTTAGGTTGTTAGATACATACATATTGAATCTATCAACTGTACCAATAAAGCCATTTCTTAATGGAGATACATTATCACCAGTTAAGTATGCTTGTCTTAGTTCTGATTGCTTTAACACTGTTGCAACAGCAGGATTGATGATCATGAATCTTCCATCTTCTGGAATGTTATTCTCATCAAGCTGTTGACCAGCGTCTAAGATATGCCCTAGAACAGTTGAAGCTGTAATGTTAGCAGGTGTTGCGTTGATGTCTGTTAAAGACGAACCAGCGGCTACGTTTGCGAACACATCTTGCTCAATAGCGATTTTCATGTTTTGAGCTGCGTCATTAGCTGCTTCATTCATGAAGTCGATATCTGCTTGTTCTCTTAAGATATCGTCAACTTTAAAAGCGTAGCTTTTAGCCTTGTTGATATCTAATTCAATAGTAGATGATGTTACATCACTATATGAAATAGAGCCAGAATAATCAGCCACTGCTACAGCAGGAACTGTTCTGATATTTACCTTATTACCTAACCCTGAGATCTCTCCTTCGTACTCGTTAGTTGTAACTTCAGACAACATGGTCTGAGCATAAAACTTAGCTTGTAACTTCTTTGAGAAGACTTCAGGTATGAAATGATTTTCTCCACTTGCGAAACTAAAACTTCCGCCAGATGTTGAATATGCCATTATAATTACCTCTTTTTAAAAAAATTAATTTAATAGCAACAAACTAACTAGGGCTTCACTCTTCCATCGGCATAGGCTTGATCAATTTCTTTCTCATGCTTTCTAAACTGTTTGTCGTTTAGTTTGCCAATTTCACTTGCAGTCCAAATTCTTTTGTTACTACCTGTATTTTGTTTCCTAGCCTTAGATAAAGTTGGTTCAACATTCTGCTTCGCCTTCTCCACTAATTCCGCTTTGGAAACACTTTTCGGATTCAGACCTAAATCTTTTTTATATTTCGATAAGAGGGATATAACATCCTCTGCATCACCTTCACTAGCCGCACTCTGCCACATTCTTGATTGTCTTCCCAACCAAAGAGTAAAGTCTTCACTCCCTGATGTAGATTTCCAGTCAGGATGTGCATCTGCAATAGCTCCGTAATGCTTCTTATCCGCTTCCTCTCGTTGAGTCTTCAAGACCTCTTCTGTAGCCTGGTTCACTCTTTGATCAACAGATGCGATGCGAGCATCAACATATTGTTGAAGTGGTTTAACAATCTCTGGATAGTCTTTGACTATTTCAGCGAGGTCAACATTCACTTCCTCTTTCTGTCTTTCAATTCGTGTATCGGACTTCATGCTTTCGATAGCTGTTATCTTATTAGACATTTCAGATATCTTGGCTTCAAGCTCTTTCTCTCTCTGGGTAGCCTTGGTCATTCGTGCCTGAGCATTCTTGTACCTTTCTTCCCATTGGTCAGCAGATAATAAACCCTTATCAGATTTAACATCTTCTTCCTGAACCTCGTGTTCTTCCTGATCAGATGCGTCTTCAGTCTCCTGAGATTCATCGGGTGAAGTTTCTACTAGTTCCTCTTCAATCTCTTCGGGGGTGTCTGTGGTTTCATCTTCTTGAGTAGCTAACCCTTTAGATTCAACTTCAGATTCCGTCTTAGATTCAGCAACTTGCTTCATCATCTCATCAGCTTCGTTTTCAAGCCTTTCAGCGATTAACTCGCCTCTAGTTTTTTCTCTTTCCATTTTCTCGGTCCTCGTGGGTGTGTCGATAAAATTAACTATATATGTTAGGTGTGTCCCTTCGGGATCCTAACGCTTCTATTACCTTCGTGGCAATTGTATCCAAAGATACTATAAATTTTAGGATGTCGCAACGCCCTTGGCTAAAGCGGTAGTCCTCCGTTATTTCCAACTGGTCCCTCTCCATTTGGCGGAGGCGTTCCATTTCCAACATCAGGTCCTGCCACTCCCCCGGCATTTGGGATTTGATTGCCCTGACCGCCTTGCTGGCTGGCAAGGATAGCTTGTTGTAGTGCTTGCTCATCCATTAACTCCTTTTCATTTTTAATTACTTCTTCTGGATCAATATCTAATGACTTAGCTATGTCTGTTAAGAGCTTATCTCTCTTAATCATATTAGCGTCCATTGGATTATTAATTAGTGATAAGAACTGTAGTAGTCTTTGTGACTGTACTTCTTTTTGTATTAATGCGGTGGATCCTTTTGCAACAACTCTCATATCTGATTTAACTAACTCGTTATCATTCCAAGTCATATTCCAGTCATACAGTGATCGAATCATTGGCTTAGTTAAATAGTCGTCAATGTTTTTAATAACTGACTTCAGAACAATGTTAGCGTTACTCATTAATATAGATATACCTGTGGCAGTTCTATTTAACGAGCTCTGTGTTTGACCGTGTGTGTATGATGGCAACGCGGTTGTTTCATCCGCGAACCTTCTAAATAATTCTATTACCGATACTAGGGCTGGTGAATTAGATTGAGGTTGATAGAATCTAACCATGGGCTGATTCCCATCCCCACCCTCTCGCAAGAATACTCTCCAAGGATATAGATCTGTTGGATCTTCACCTGAAGCCATGATGTCGGTATTAACCTCAACCATAGGACCAGATGATAGAGCTACGTTGTCTAGGTATATTCTTGTAGCAGCGTTCATTGTGGTTTGTGAATCACGCATCATTCTAGGCACGCCTGTACCCCAGAATGCATGTGGGTTCTTTTCATATGGGAAAATGAAGTAAGGTATGACACCGCCCGGTAGCGGGTTAAGTTGTGCCTTAATTACTTTTCCTGATACAGTCCACACATTGGCACTATACTCTTGAGATAAATCAGCATCACCCTCGAACTCTATACCTACCTCTTCAAGATCATAACCATTTAATGAACCCCAGAACTCTGTAATTTCAAACTTGTTTGTTTCTGTAGACCTATCATTAACATTAGCTATATTTCTTCTGTCTTTCTCGTGTTGCTCTTCGTCATGGTTTCCTTCTGGATGAGAGTCTAGGCATTCCTCAATCATGTCCCCGTTAAATCCGGGGAAGTCTTTTAGATCTATAAATTCTTGTCGGGATATAATATGTCTTCTAAAAATGTCTCGCATGTCGTCCATGGATGTAGCGAAAGGATCTGGATATAAATCAAATATAGACACAGCCTCCATTTCGGGCATTGGGCTTTCTTCGTAGACTAACGCGAAGCCCTCTTCTGTCTTAACCCACTTATGGTCTTTCTCAACTCTAAGTGTGCCAGCTTTCATCGCACCAGTACCAAAGATGACCTGCTCCATAATCGCATCCTTCATCTTACCCTCTAAGTTTCCTTCGATGGCTTGGTCAAGAATAGCCTCTTCCATATTCTCTACTCTTCTTTCTGTTTCTTCTTCAAGCTCTGTCTCCAACTCTCTCATTCTCGCTTGGATTAAATCATCAACAAGTCCTGGGTCTACAACCTCTGCGGCTTGCATTATTTCTAAGGCTGCTTTTTCGGTGAGCTCTTTTTCTACAAAGGGCTGTTTAGTTATAGGTGTTGCTTCTATTGAAAAGAATTTTTGACCTGGTTGGAATAATAGATCAGTCATTCTTGAGAAGGCTGCAAGTACCTTGGTTCTTGTTAAGCCAACATAGACTTGGGATCTATCTCCCTTGGATTGTATCTTCGCAAGAACATCGGGATCGTATTGACCCATGAATGCTCGCAAGTCTTCTATCCAATCATCCTCTATATCATCACGAGCATCTTTGTACTCTATGTATTTGGATTGTAGTATTTGTCCTAGGGAGTCAAGCTCAGTTTGCTCTTGATCATCTACATCAACCGCTGCTGAAATTCCCCCGGGTTCTAGTTCGTTTTTTATCTTCATTTAAAAATATTGTTTTTTTGTTCTTTTAAAATTCTGCCTGTGCTTCCTTGGCATGCTATTCAAACCAAACAAAGCAATTGCGTATGCCATTATTCTATCATCATAACAACCATTCTGTGCATTTGTTATTCCTCTAGCGTCTACCACATAAGTTCGTAGCTCGTCTATAAGTTCCATATCAACTATACCACTTTCTCCCTGACGAAGTAAGTGTGCTAAGTTATCAATAATTAAAGGCTTTGTCTTGCTCGTTGTTAAGAAACCTGCACGCCTTGTCATCTTATCAACATACGCATCGTCAACGGTTTGTTCTACAAATAGATTTGGGTAGTTAAGTTCCTGTGCTTTTCTTATTGTGGTTAGACCGTGATTGTTTCTTTCAATTAAAGTCCAAGCCTTGTTGTAGTAAATGCCAATCTTACAAACAATGCCCGCAAGGTCGAACGGGTCAACGTGCCCTGTCCAGGTCGCAACTTGGTTTCCCAAGTGATCTAACACTTGTATGACGGAGTAGTCGCCATGCTCCAAGCCCTCCGCAACATCAACACCAATACAGTATCTAAGAGAATCCCTTGGATTCTCGAAAATTTTTAGGAGCCCCTTCGCGTGGGGGACAAAATCATTATCGCGAACATCGAGGCGTTCAACGGGGGTATAGCATTCCACTGCCGCCTGGTCTATGAACTTAGGCTCTACAAATAATCTACCTGTAGTCAGAAACGCTTCTTGCGGGGTAGAGGGGTATTCTTGCCTGAACAGGTCTTCGCCACCTAGCTCTTGTATCTTTAGTCTTCTAAACATTACTTGTTCATCGTCAAGATTATACATACGCTTCACGTCTTCTTCTTCACGCTCTAACTCAAAGTAAGGATCTACTTTACGCCTGTAGTCCACCATCATGTACCAAGGTATGAAACATATTTCCCACTCGCCCTCGCCACGCAACGCTCTCATGCACGCATCGTAGAACCATCCGCCTGCTCCATTCGCGGTAGACTCCAACATAATTTCTGACTCTGCTTCTGGGACTGTCTGTAGCAAACCGGGGATAATGTCTGAGTTCGGATAGAAGGCTACCTCGGATCCATGCAGATAGTTTGTTGTCCAACCACGACCAACCTCTCCTGTCCTCGCGGTCGCAACCCTCCAACGTGAACCATGCTTAAAAGCCATAGATGAACTTGTGTGTTCTTTAATATCTGGTGTTACTAATGCGTGGGGTAGGTTGTCATAGAAATTACGCACCATTCCAAAGATAGCTTTTGTGGATTCATTAAGATGGGATACTACTACCGCGTTTTGATTTTCATTGGTTGTCGTCTTCCAAAAGCCTCGTGCTTGGCAATAGGTCGATATACCCGTTTGACGAGACTTTAAGATGAGGATTCTCACCCTGCCATGATGAGCGTATTGCTTGTTGATCATGTCATCTAATAATTTCTGAGCTTCATTGAACTCAAAGGGTATTAGTTTCCCCTGTTTATTTATAATTTTTAAACAATGTTTTGCGTAAAGAGGGAGATTCGTTTTGAAAGTTTTTACAATTTTTTGAATTTGATTTTTTTGCATTTCGTATTTTTAAAAACTACCCCCCCTAAAGGGACATAGGGGCATGTATGTATACAGGGCACCGTGTCCAGCACTCCCCCCATGTGT